GGATCATCGGGTCCGCGAAATATCCGGGGGCCGCGATGCGTCCCGCGGCAACAGCTTCGTACAAGAAAATCTCATAGACCGGCTGGCAGAAGTTCGCGGCCATCCATGCCCTTCTCCCGCGGAAAAACCGCCATGCTTCGAGGAGGGCCGCACGGCTCGCGCTGTATGATGCAGAAAAATGGCGGACGATAATTTCATAAGGGATTTCGAGGGCCGCGCCGATCTGCTGGAGGATTGCCGTCACGAAAGGATCAAAGGCTGTATTCGGGCGGCCGGGGTTTGCGGTCTGAATCTTCTGTCCCTTCGCAAGGCCGACGATTGCCCCGCTCGCAAGTTTCATGTCGGTGTCCGATGTCTCGGCGCCCGTCTCTTCACCCATGCCCGATACGTCAAAATCCGTGTCCCCGGATTCGGTTTCGATGAAAACGGTGAACATGGAAGCAAGGACGGCGGCCATCAGCTCCGCTTCGGTATAGCGGTCGAGTTGCTTCAGCGGTTCTATTACCGGGGCGAGGTACGGGACGCCCCGGGACTGCCCCGGGCGGATCATGCGGAAAAGGTGAATCACGTTCCGGAGCCCGGTCTTATCGCCGTAGGCCGGAACCTTCACCCACCGAAACATCTTTTTCGTTACCCAATCCGAGCCGGGGTGCTGCTGGAGTATGTGGTAGGCGGTGGCTTCGCCGTTGTCGTTTTTTTCGATTCCCTCAATCAGGCCGTCTTTGTTCGCGGCATTGTTCTCATTGCAAACCCTGTCGGCCTCCACGAGTTGCAGTTTCAGCATGTACGGCCATTTCCCGCGCCGGAATCTTGGCGTCAGGGCGAAGACATCGCCGTTTTCCAACACCTGCCGGAATGCAAGCTCCTGAATCAAAGCGAAGGTGAGGGACCGCGCCGCGTCGCACTCCACGGACTCGGCCCAAAGACGGAACTCCCTCTCGACGGACGATTCCCAGGCGTCGGCCTGTTCGTCGGTTATCCGCAGGTATTCGCGGTCAATGCGGGACTGGAGCTTGAGGCCCGTTCCGATGGTGTTCGTCAGCGCGGTAGATACGGCCCCTATTGCTATCGGGGCATTGCGGCAGAGATCGCGGGACCGTTCCCGCAGGGTCGGAAGATCATCGATGATATCGGAGTCTGCATCGCCCCTCGTTGTCACCCACTGTTTCGTTGGGCGGCGGGAATAAGAGGCGCCCGCATAGGCACCGGCATAGGCCATGAACGCCCGCGCCCGGAAACGCTTTGCGGCATGTACCGGGGCGACGAACCGGACGGCCTTGTCGATGATGTTTTCCTTGACTTCGATCAAGTGGGCGTACCCCCGACAATGCGAATCCCGCCACGGGAAAGGGCTTTGACTTTGGCGTCCCAGAAGTTGATTTGTTCACGGATTTCGGCCGCGTTCGCCCGCGTGAGCGAGCGCCCGGCAATGGCGTAAGACTGTCCGGTTGCGACGGCGGTTGAGGCGTCGATCCATGCCGTAAGCTGTGCCTGTGCCTGCGTGAGTGTGATTCCCGCCATATCCCCCTTACATACAAATCTACGCGCAAAGATATATGTGGTTGTAATAGACGGCTCGATTATGGCAGAAAGAAAAGTTTACCGTGAGTACAGTAGGACACTAAAGACACACTTTTAATTCATGGCGGGCATTATGACTTTATTGACGGCTTCCCGTGGGATTCGCAGAAGCCCGTTTGTTTTGACGGCCTCGATCTTCCCGGCCTCGATCCATCGGTATATCGTGCGCCTCTTGACGCGCAGATAGTCGGCAACCTCATCCGGCCGGAGCAATTCTTTTTTCGGAAGCCCTGTCATTCAATCCCCCTGCTGATGACCCATGCACGGCGCCCCGTAGTCGTGATCGCCGGGCGTGGAGCAATATCCTGGCTTATCGGTACGCACTGCGGGCGGTCCATCTTTTCGACGCCGCCCCAGCACTCTTTATCCGCCATCGCCATTGCGATGATAGCGCAGTCCAAAAGGTGATTGTCGGTCGACACCTTCACCCACTCCCACGCGCCGCGCCTGTCCCGGCGCTTCTCTTCGGACATGAGGTGCCTGACAAGTTCCTCGCGGACATCGGCGTGAAACTGAATCGCGCTCATCGATCCGAGCGGCAGGCCGAGCCTGTAGGCCATGGAATCCTTGAAGGCGTTGGTGTTCAGCATCCAAACATTCAGCCCCCCGGGGATCGGCTTCCCCTTCTCCCCTGGCATCTTGTCGATGATTGTCAGCCTCATCTTTTCGACCGAATCCCTTGACTGCCCCTTTGTCCCGAGAAGCCTTTTCCCGTCCGATGCCTGCCGGATGATCGTATAGGCCCGCTCCGTCTGCGTCGTGTCCTCCTCATCCCTTCCGCCGCCGGTGTCCATCCCTGCCCGCCATATCGGAAAATCACGATTGCCGGAAACGTTCCGGTAGCGAGAGGCAAATACGAATTCCCGAACGGTCCTGATTTGATCTTCAAGGCTGAGGCCGACAAAGGAAATCTGCCCGTAGTCAACGACATGAGAGGCAAGATTCTGCATCGTCGCCAGCACGAGAAACCATATTCCCCGCTGTCCGGGGTCTATGCCGGCCGTAAGGGCTATTGTGTCGTCCGGGCATATCCGCCCGGGTATTTCTGTCTTTCGGTTCAATAATTCGATCTCCGTTTTTTTCTCGGCCTTCTGTGTCCACGGTTCGGCCATCCATGAATTTTTGAAGTTCTGGAAATGCTTCGGGTCGTCCTTCGTCCGCAGGAATTCAGCCGCCACCATCCCGAACGAAAACCACGGCGTGTAAAGGCGATTGAACTGGAACCCGACCGTTCGGGGCTTGACTTTCTTCATGCACTCGTCAAACGGCAGGCCGCCGATGATGTCTTTCCATTGGCCCCTCCTGACAAGCTCCATCCTGCGGTCCTCGTGAATCTCGCCGCCGCACTTTTCGCAGACGTACCAGGAGCGTTCCTCCGCCTCTTTCGGTGTCGATCCTTCCGGCCACTTGACGCCTTCTAGTTTCAGGATTTGTTCGGCACCGCAGTGGGGACATGTGATGTAATACCGGAACCGTGCATCACAGGCTTTCTCTCCCTGCGTCATGTACTTTTCTTCGATGGTCGGGGTCGACGTGCAAACGATCTTCCGTGTGTACCGGAACGTCGATGTCCGCTCCTTGGCGAGATCGATCGGAGAGGCTTCAATCCCCGTCCAGTCCTCGTATTTATCAACCTCATCGAGAACGACGATCTTGACGGCCCGCGAAGCGAGGCTTACCGGAGACCCGGCCCAGCCGAAATAAATTGTCATCGAGGAGAAAGTTTTTTTCTTCTTCCCGGTCTCTTCGCGGTTCAGGCGTGCCATGCCCTTGAGTTTGTCGCTGTGGTTTATCATGTCGTCAAATCGCGTCTTCGATACTTCGTCCGCAAGGTTTTCGTTCGGCTCCACAACAAGGGCCGATCCCGGATCTTGGATGATCGCGTAAAGCAGCATGTTCAACATGCCGTCCGTCCCGCCGCTCTGCGCCGGTTTCATAAGCCAGATCTCTTGAACGCAGTCGGCTCCAAATGCGTCCATGTACCCGCGGGCGACTGGGTTGTAGGAGGTCTCCCATGGCCCCCGCTTTTCTGACTTGTCCCCAAGCACGCGGTATTTGTCCGCACATTCCGAGACCGTAAGTTCTTCCGGGGGTTCCCATGCTCGCGCTTCCTCCGGCCACCATACTTTTTTTCTTGCCGCCGCGCTCTTCATTCACCGAAAACCCCTGTCTTCCTGGCGTAAGTCTTCATGATGTGCCGTACCTGCTTCTTGACGATCTCTTTCGCCTCCGGCCACCGGGACAGCCTCTTCTCGATGGCCAGCATGTCGGACTTGACGATATGGACACGGCGGACAAGCTCATCTGCCACTTCATCCCGGGAGATCAAAGAGCCCTCCATCTTCTTGCGCTCCATCTCGTCCATCTTCAGCTTTTCGGCGTCCCGCTGTTTTTTGATCGCCTCATGGGTATCGTCGGCCCGCCCCTCCGCCATGCCCTGATAGTAGGCGCCGATGAGTATCAAGGCCTTGAG